AACCAGTACCTGAACCAGTTGTTGAACCAGAACCAGTTGTTGAACCAGAACCAGTACCTGAACCAGTTATTGAACCAGAACCAGTACCTGAACCAGTTATTGAACCAGAACCAGTACCTGAACCAGTTATTGAACCAGAACCAGTACCTGAACCAGTTGTTGAACCAGAACCAGTACCTGAACCAGTTATTGAACCAGAACCAGTACCAGAACCAGTACCTGAACCAGTTGTTGAACCAGAACCAGTACCTGAACCAGTACCTGAACCAGTTGTTGAACCAGAACCAGTTATTGAACCAGAACCAGTACCTGAACCAGTTATTGAACCAGAACCAGTACCAGAACAAGTTGTTGAACCAGAACCAGTACCAGAACCAGTTGTTGAACCTGAACCAGTTATTGAACCAGAACCAGTACCAGAACCAGTACCAGAACCAGTTGTTGAACCAGAACCAGTACCTGAACCAGTACCTGAACCAGTTGTTGAACCAGAACCAGTTGTTGAACCAGAACCAGTACCTGAACCAGTTATTGAACCAGAACCAGTACCTGAACCAGTTGTTGAACCAGAACCAGTTGTTGAACCTGAACCAGTACCAGAACCAGTACCTGAACCAGTTATTAAACCAGAACCAGTACCTGAACCAGTTATTGAACCAGAACCAGTACCTGAACCACAGCCAAATGATTGGATAGATTTTAATTTAATAGGAACAAATTTAGATAATGTAAATGATATAATTAAAAAAGCTAGATATAGATCAGTAAATGGTGAAGTTAATGAAACAACCGAAGCAGAAATAATCCAAAATAGTATTATTATGGAAATGAAATTTGGTGAAACATATATTAATAGTGAAATTGAAGTAGAAATTATATCATCAGTAAGATTTGATTTCTTAACATACAAAGGAAAAGGATTAATTAGACAATATCTAATTGAAGAATTAAATAACTACGAACCTAGTAGATGGGCAGTAGAAGAATTAGAAAGTGGATTATTTAGAACTTACATACAATCATATCATAGAAATATGCACTTGAACTCAGGTTGTTCATCTCAAGAATTTCAATCTGGTATTTGTGAAGATCCTCATGTTTTAACCATTGGTGGAAATAGATTAGACTTACCTCATGACGACGGAATTTATAATATGATAGAAGGTTTAGGATTGAAAGTAAATGTAAAATGTCAATTCTTAGGAAATGGTTCTTATGCAAAATATTATTATATTAATTACAATGATGATGAAATAATAATAGATATTGAAAGTTTAGAAATAAAAAATTATAATAATAAATTAGAACTAAAACATCATTTACTAAAAAATACCAATTATAATGGTAATAAATTTTTAATAGAAAAGAAATTAAGATCATTAATAATCAAAAGTATAGATGGTAATTTAGAATTATTACTAAATGCCGAGACAAGAGGATTATTAATTAAATCAAAACATAATTTTACTCAAGAAAATAGTACAGGTATATTAATGTCATCTCCAGTAAATGAATGTAAAATAGATGATTTAAAAAATTGAACATTTTAACAACTAAATTTAAAATTTATTATATAAAAATATAATGAAAACTAAATGCGAATTTTGTAATAAAAAAGTATTATTATTTAATACCTGTAAATGTGAAAAAAATTTTTGTATGAAACATCATCATCCAGAAGATCATAATTGTAATTATAATTTTAAAGAAGAATATAAAAAAAAACTAATTGAATTAAATCCTATTATTAAAAATGATAAATTAGTAAAAATAGATTAAAATTATTTTAATATTACAGAAGTATTTTCAACTAAAGAATAATTATTTTTACTCAACTTTTCATATAAATTATTAAATTTAATTATTAAATCTTTATAATTAATTTTAACCGAATGACCCCAAATAAAAGTTTTCATAACTTTACCATCTAAATGTTCATATGATTTTAATTTATTCATTAATCTTTCATAATTTTCAACAAAATACTTTTCTATAATATTATTAAAATATGGAAAATGATCTTTTTTTTCTAACATTCCTAATATAGCAAATTCATATGTATTAAATCTTATATACTCATTATATTCAATAGATTTTGGATCATCTTTTTTAGTGTTTTCAAAATTTGGTTCATTTAAAATTGGATTTTCGTCTAATAAACTTTGTATAGAAATTAATAATGAATTCAAAGTTTGAACAGAACTCCATTTAGGTCCTGGCCAAGTACCAATAATTGATAAACATACTTTACCCTTTTCATATAAATTTGGATTAAATCTAATATTTCCATTAATTGTTTCAAATTTTGCAGCCGGATGAATAAATGGATATTTATCTGGTATATCAATTGTGAAGAAGAAAAATCCATCTTCATAAGGAGTATCATGAGGACCTATTATTAATGCTTTAATTTGCTTAATATTTTTTTCATCAAAACAAATAAAAATTTTTGGATTATAAGTGCTCTTAATTTCTTTTATATCAGATAAAATTCTCTTAACTGTTATTGATTTTTTATTTAATGACATTTTCTATAATAAATATATATATATTTAGTTTTTAAATATTAACTTATCCATTTTTTTTTAAATTTGCTTTAACATTAAAAAATAAATATTTGTTATAGTATGCCTGTTGGAAAATACACTAAGAAGCTATTTGACTTATTAGATAAATGTAAGGTAAAGCGAGATCAAACATCAACTCATATATCAATGGGAACTCCAGTAGGGTGTTATAATATAAATGTCTCAAAAAGATCAAGACTTCATACATTAATGAAACGTGCTATAGAGAACGAGAAAGCATGTTTACATTTACTAGAAAAACACAGAAGTCAAGGACCATTATTATTTGATATTGATATAAAATATGAATCAGAATCATCAACAAGAATATATAATGAAAATGACATAAAAAAAACAGTGGAAGTTTATAACAAATACATCAATAAATATTTAAATATTAGTGATATTGAAAACGAATGTTTTATAACTGAAAAGAAAAATCCAAATTGTACAAGTGGAAATTTATATAAAGATGGTTTTCACGGTATATTTCCTAATATATGTGTCTCAAATGAATTGCAATATTTAATTCGTTTAGATGTTGTGCAAGACTTTAAAGAAAATGATTATTTCAAAAATTTAAATTATAAAAATAAATATGAAGATATTTTTGATGAAGCAATAATTGAAAAAAATGGGTGGTTAATGTACGGTTGTAGTAAACCAAAAAGAGATCCTTATTTACTTACTTATATTATTGATAAAAATCAAAATTTTATAAATATCAATTCATTTAAAAAAAATAATAACTTAGAAGATCTATTAAATATTTTTAGTATAAGGCGATTTGGTAAAGAAGACCTAACTCAATATAACTCTGATAGTAACATAAATCAAATTGAAGAAAAAATACAAAATTTAAACATTAAAAAAAATAATATTGTTAAAACTAGAAAAAAAAGTAGAGAATATACAGAAGAAGAAATTGAATATGCACAAAAATTAATTAAATTATTATCTGATGAACGTGCTGATAATTATCAAACTTGGATTGAAGTTGGATGGGCTTTATATAACATAGATGATTTATTATTAGACGAATTTATCGAATTTAGTCAAAAAAGTCCAAAATTTATTAATGGTGATTGTGAAAAAAGATGGGATAAAATGAGAAATGAAGGTACAAGAGGTGTTGGTTTGGGTTCTCTTATAAGATGGGCTAACGAAGATAATCCAGAAGAATCTAAAAAGTTAGAAGATTTAGCAGAACAAAAAATAATTAGTAGATCGTTAGTCGGAACATCAGGAGATGTTGCTCGTGCATTTTATCATTTAAACAAAGGTAAATTCATTTGTGCATCTATTAAACATTCATTATGGTATGAATTTAAGAATAGTAGATGGCAATCAATTGATTCTGCTACAACTATAATGTTAATGTTAAATGATGAATATCCTATAAAATATAAAAAATTATCTGATTCTTTGTATTATAGATGCCAACAGTTACAAGGTGATGAGAAAAAATTAATTGAATTACGTAGAGAAGCAGCACTTAAATTATCTGAAAAATTAACAACAGCTAAATTTAAAAAAGAAGTTATTGATGAATTAAAACATAGATTTTATGACGAAGAGTTTTTTAATAAATTAGATGAAAATAGATACTTGCTTGGATGCAAAAATGGTGTTTTTGATTTTAAAAATTGTATATTTAGAGAAGGTTATCCTGATGATTATTTGTCTCTTAGTACCAATATTAATTATCAAGAATTCTCTAGTAATGATCCTAAAATTATGGAAATTAATAAATTCTTTGATGATATACAACCTGAAAATGATATGTGTGATTATATTTTAGATTACTTTTCAAGTTGTTTAATAGGACATTCTCCTGATGAACTATTTCATATATGGACTGGATCCGGAGGAAATGGTAAATCATTATCAATTGGTTTATTTCAATCAATTATGGGTGATTATGCTTCCACAATTAGTATTACATTATTAGTTAATAAAAGAGCTGCATCTAATGCAGCTTCACCTGAAATGGCAAATTGCAAAGGTAAACGATTTCTTGTATTTCAAGAACCTGAGAATGACGATAAAATTCATGTTGGTCATATGAAAGAACTTACTGGTAATGATAAAATTAGTGCTAGGGCTTTATTTAAAGAACCTATTGAATTTTATCCTCAGTTTAAAACAATTCTTACTTGTAACAAATTACCATTTATTCCTTCAAATGATGGCGGAACATGGAGAAGATTAAGAGTTGCTCCATTTGAAATGAAATTTGTAAATAATCCAAATCCAGAAGAACCATTAGAAAGAAAAAAAGATAGAGATCTAAAAAATAAAATGGAAACATGGAAAGAAGCGTTTTTGTATTTACTAGTTCAGAGATATATTAAAAGATTCAAAGTAAATGGTTTGAAAGAACCATTAAAAGTAAAACAATTTACAAATGAATATCAGAAAAAAAGTGATATTTTCTTAGAGTACATTAATGAACATATAATTTATACTGGTAATAAAAAAGATAAAGTTAATGTTACTACCTTATATCTTGATTTTAAATCTTGGTATAAAGAATCACATTCTGAAAGAGGTATACCAAAAAAATTAGACTTTAAAGAAAATTTAGAAAGTAAATTAGGTAAAATGGGTGCTGTAGGATGGAAAGGTCATAAATTAAAAGAAAGTGAAAAACAAAAAATAGATACAGATGATAGCGACACAGAAGATGAAAGTCCAAATTTGAAAATTATATAAATAAATTGAAATATAAATATATTTAAATAATTATATTTATATTATATAAAAGATGTACTTTTGTCCTAAATGTAATTTTATGTTAGATATTTGTAATAAAATATCCAGTAATATATTACAAGAAATAAATAATGTTGAAGAATTTATTGAATTATTTGATAATGTAAGTAATTTAGATTTTAATTATAAAATCAAATTTAAATTAAACGAATTAGAAAAAAATAAAACTTTCATTAAATTAAATGAAGTTAATAAAAAAAATGTATTAAATAATTTTAATAAAATTAATAATACAAATAATATATATTTCTTTTGTAATAATTGTAATTATATTGAACCTTTAGAAAATGGTAAAGTTTTATTTACATCATCCTATAATAATAATAATAATATTCATTTACCTAGTGATAATAATATTATTTTAGACTCAACATTACCTAGAACAAAAGATTTTATTTGTCCTAATAAAAAATGTACCTCTAAAAAAAAAAATGATAAAGAAGCAATCTTCTTTAGACCTGATCCTAAATCATATAAATTAATTTATATATGTACTACATGTTCTCAAAAATGGAGTCCTTAAAATTGAATTTTTAAAATATTTAAATATAAAATTATATATATATAAAAATGTCTTCTAAAGAAATCGAAATAGATAATGAAATCGATTCAGAATCAGAGAATGAAATTGATTCTGAAATTAATTCTGATGATGAAAATTCAATTGACGAATTAACTGATATTGAAAATAATGAAAATACAGAAATTGATGAAAATATTATCTTTGATGAAATTGATCCTGAAAAAGAATTGAATTTAAATAAAAGAGTACCAGATGAAGAAAGAATTTCTAGTCCTTATTTAACAAAATATGAAAAAGTTTTATTATTAGGAACAAGAACAAAACAAATATCAGATGGATCTGATATTTATGTAATTAGTAATAATGCTAAAAGTGCTGGTGATATAAGTAAATTAGAATTAGAATACAAAAGATTACCTTATAAAATAAAAAGACCTATGCCTGATGGAAGATATGAAATATGGTCTTTAGATGAATTAGAAATTTTTGATTAAGTAAATTATTAATATAATTAAATTACTAATTTAACAAGAAAAACCTAATCCAACCATTCCTTTAGTAATTATTAGTACATTATAATTAACTGCATAAATTTTTATTATATAATCTGATTTAATTTGTTTATTATTCATATTTAATAATAGTCTTGCATTATCAAAACAACTAAAATTACATGAACCAGATGGTTGAATTTCTTCTGGTTTCAATGCAAAGCTATATGTATAAACGAAGTTACTTGGTATTTTTGTATGATATCTTAATGGTTGCATTAATCTGAAATATTTTGCTGGTAATGGAAAAAATCTATCAGTACCATTTAGTTGTAATACAGCTGTATCAAATATGTCCACAACACCTGAAGATGAAAAATTTTTTTCATTTGAAAAATTAAACCAATCATTACCATAAGTAAAATCTTCATCATTATCTTCAGATCTTACTAAACAATCAGATCTTTGAATAGCCCAAACTAATTCTTTAACTGGATGAAAAAAATTTAATTTAATAATAGGATTTTTATTTGATTTTTGAAAATAATAATCACCATTAGACTGAATTTGTTCAATTAAATAAAAATGATTTTTTTGGGAAAATTTTTTCCTTTCATTTAAATCTAAATATACAAAATCAATTAATAATTCTGCATTAATACTTGGCATTATTGGTTCAATATCTTTTTTATTACAAATCCATAATTGATCAAAATTCCTCCATTTAATATTTACCTTTATATCGTGATTTGATATTGCAATAATTGGTATCGCTAATCCTATATTTTTACAAAACCAAAAATTTAAAGGTATTAACAAATCTAACTCATCATTAAATGAATTAACACTATAACCTGAATAATCTTTTTTTGCTATTAATTCATTGTAACCTTGTCTTTTTTCTTGATTTAAAGTCAATTCTGACCATATTTCTAACCACTCTCCATATTGCTTATCTATCTTATAACCACCAATTTCAATTTCTATATATTCAAATATTGCATGTCCTAATGAATTTACCCAAGAAAAAATTGTGCCTGTATGACATTTATTACAAGGACAATTTAAATTTAAATCTTTTACACAAACATTATTTTTTGTTTTTTTATTTAAACTACCTACTCTAACATGAAGACTCATATCAGATATTAAATCTCCATCTTTACTAATATTAATTGAATTAAGTGAACCAAAAGAAACACCACTTGAAAATACTTGATACTTTGTTTCCATTGAAAAATTACTATGACGTTTATATACTGATTTAAAAAATGTAATTTCAGGATTAGCTGTTAAAAAATTATCTTGTTCACCTGTCGCTACTAATTGGATTAATCCTCCTCCCATAAATATATATAAAATATAAATTAATTACAATTAATAAACTTATCTAAATTATATATATGAATCATAACCAAGATTATGCATTTAACTCACTAAAAATTATATCTAATTCTGACTCTTATGATAATAATTCTGGATCTTTAACTGTTAATGGAGGAATCGGTTGTAAAAAAACTATACATTGTAATTCTATATGTTCCGACAATGCATACTTTAAATCTATAAATATAACTGATAATTTTAACATAGATATTCTAAATCTAAATAATTTAATTTCTAATAATATACAATCTGATACTATCAATTTTATAAAAATTATACCTACAGATTCTAATTCTACTATTGGTGATGATGATAATAAAGTTGATATTGTATCAAATAATATTAATGTACAAAATTTAATCTCTTATCAACATAGTTCAGACTCAATATTATCAAATATTATCAAATTTAACTCAATATTACCAATTGATGATACTAGTCTTATAGGTAATTGTGATAATAAAGTAACAATTTACTCAAAAAAAATTATTACAGACTATATCTTCTCTAAACAAACCGAATTTAATTCAATATCTATTAATAATGATTTAGCTATATCTAAAAATTATAATAATCAATTTATGATTAATACTAACACACAAGAAAGTATTATTACCCTTAACTTTGATATACTTAATCTTAATAATACATTCAATAATTTAAAAGTTAATGATGATGGTATTATTTTAGATGGTATTACAGTATTAAAATATCAAACTATTAATCTTAACGAACTTACTAATGAATATATATTTCCTAATAAATCTATTATTATTATTACTGATAGTAAAAATTGTAAATTTTCTATCTCTAATTATAAAATCAATAATGATGAATCATCAATGTTTTTAAATGGATCTATTATTAAAATTATAAATTTTACTACATCTCCTGTATACATTAATAACATAATTATACAACAAAATAACTTTGTAGAATTTATTTTTTATAATCAAAATTGGATTCCATTAAAAAGTATTCAAAACAATAATGTTATTCCTAATAATTATTGTTGTGATGACGATGAATTCTCTATTAATTAATTTTTTATATTTAATATTATATAATGAATATTTTATTATATGATACTAAAAATAAAAAAAATATAAAAATTAATAATTTAGATATAGAAACTAAAAAAAATATTATTAATGATACTTACATTATTAAAAGTAAAATTGATAAAAAATTTATTAATTTATTTTCAAATGATAAACAATATATTCCATTATTTGATCTTCTTGATGAATCAATTAAATTTGTTGAAAAAGATTTTGTATACAAAGCTATCAAACAAAATCATTATAGAATAATTAATAATGATCTTATAGACTTTCTTAAAATAAATAATATCACTCATCTTGATGATAAACTAAAATTATTTGATTTTGATATTATTCATGAAACTTTTCTTAAATTTATCTATTACGACTCAGAAGAAATTGGAGCAGATATTAGCTACTTCAGAAATCCTGCATTCATTAAAAATTTAGAAGTTAAACCTTACTTAAAAAAAAGTGCAATTATTAATACTGCTCTTAATTTAGGATTGCTTAAATCTAAAGATTTACCATATACTAAAAATTTAAAAATTATATATGATAAAATTAAAAGTCTGTTTTTCACTGAAAAAATATTAGTTGATCACATAAAACTTATTAATCAAGAAAATATGAATTCTATTATTAATTTTTTTTCTGTTTATGGATCTTCTTTAATAAATGATTATCTGAGAGGAAACTTCAACTATTATGATGAAAATATAGAACAACAAATAAATAAACTTTACAATCTAATTTCCAAAACTAAAAAAATAGATTATGAAAAATTAATTTTCAGATTTATTTCTGAAGATTCATTTCTTAATTTAACTAAAGTTGGTGATTATTATGAAAACGAATCATTTATAAGTTGTACTAGAAAACCAAGTATTAATATTAATGACTTTGGTTACATTATTTTAAAAATAACTTTACCCAAAAATATTGATGGTATTTTTCTTTCTATAGAAAATGATTCTGCTTTTTATGATGAAAAAGAAATAGTTATTAAACCTGGTGTTAAATTTAAACTTAAAAATATTGATAATGATGTTGATTTCTATTTATTTGATAATAAAGAAAAATTTTCATCTAAAATTTTAAAAAGATATGAATTAGAAATTGTTGGTATTTCTAATAAACTTACAATACCAAAATATGAAATAAAAAAAATACCAGATATAAATATTATGAATATTAACTTAGATTATGAAACTGGGGAAGAAAAAGCAATAAATATAATTAAAAATTACTTTTATATTAATAAATCTTGTAATTTTATTTTTCCAAATAATTTGAAAAAAAAGTTTTACTTCTATAATTATGACTCTACAAAAATATACTCTAAATTTCATTACTTTAAAATAAATAAAGGTTTTATTTTATTCTCTTTCAATAAAGAAAATGATTTAGACTGTTTTATTGAATTAGGTGATATTATTGTTGTTAACTATCCTGGAAAATATATTAAAATTAAACCACATCCAGATACAAAACTTATCATATCATGTATTGCATATATATTTAATATAGATAAAGTTAAAATATTTCCAGAATTTATATCTCTTAACTCAGTAACTACAACAAAAAATCCAATATTCCAAAATATTAAAATTAATAAAATTATTTATAACATTATTAATAATATACAACTTGATAATTTTAACTTATATAATAAAATTGAAATATATGATTTTTTTGACAAAATAATCGATACTAAAACTTTACACTATAATATTTTTTATAATACAAAACAAATATCATATAAAAATTTATTTCTCAAAATTATTAAAGATAACCCTATCGATATTAAATATTTTAATAAAAGCTTACCTAATAATATATATAATTGCCATTATGACTTTTTCCCAAATAACTACCTAATTAGTAAAAATATTATAGAATTTAATTATAACAATTATGACTTCTACACTCAAAATTATGATTATGATCAATCTATTTTCTCTAGACTTAATAGAATTCGAAGTAAATCTATATTATCTGAAATTATAAATTAGTTACTATACTACTTATACTGATTTCTTCATATATAATTCTATCTTTACTCTTATTTAAATATTTGCTGATTTTCTCTAACTTATTCTCATTATCCGATTTATTATCACTCTCTATTAAAATTTTATAATTTGGAACATTATCTATTTTTACATTTACATCAAAATTATTACTGATATCCTCTAATTTATCCTTTATCATATTTACACCACCAAAAAAAGGATTTCTTAGTAAAAATTTAAGTTCACTTCTTATCTTAAAATCACCACAAAAATGTTTAATTGATTCTTTAAATAAATCTTTATCATCATCATTTAAATTCAAATCTAATTCACAATTATTATAATAATAATTAATTAATTTATCATAACATTCATCTTTTTTAATTGTCCATATTGTTTTTAACGCAAAATCAAAATACTCATCTTCAGTAAAATTTTTGAATTTACTATTCATAAATCTATTAAATATTTTTAAAACTTTACCATATTTAATAAATTTATTATTCGCATTATTCTTATCATCATCTGATAAAAATCTTGTTGATAAATCCACATAACCCTTTTCTTTATCAACTGCTATAACTAATAATGGATATTGTTTATCCTTTTTTAATAAACATACTGATCTTCGTTTTCTCCTTGATGAAGCATTAGATAATTGTACCATACCATCTATATTATATTCAACTAAATTTACATATATTGATTCTTCTATTATATCTTTTACAGTACAAATAACAATATCATCTACTTCTGGAACTTTATCTTTATAAAATCTCATTTATTAAATATATATTTATTCTTTTAAATATTGTTTTCATTTAGTTTACATAAGTTATTTTAAATAATTGTAATAATTTATCTCCTTTTCTTAATGTCCTATCTAAATTAATTTTTTTATTATCAATTTGAAATACATTTAATAAATTTTCTATAAATTTCGATTGATTAAATTTATAAAGTTTCTTTAAATTTTTATTATCTTCTTTAATTATTTTCATATTCATAACTATTATATGATCATTACTAAACTCAAATTTAAAAAATTCAACTCTATCTTTTTTTAATTTTAACATATATTCTTTCATTTCTTTTAAATTATTTATAACTTTATCATTTATTTTTTCTAAAAATAATCCTGAAAATATTTTATGATTATTTATAAATGATGATCCTTTTAAAACACTTGTTAAGATAACCTTATTATGAAATTTATTAAAGTCAGAGTCATATTTTAATAAGTTTATAAAATCATTACTATAATAATAATTATATCTTTCTAATAATTCAATTTGATTTAAATTAAGATCTGAAAATACTAATCCTGATATAATTTCATAGTTAATTAAATTTGAATTAACTGATGGTATTATTTTAATTAATTTAAATTCTGGCTCCTTTAGTTCAATTTCGTTCTCTAATATTTTATTCGCTTTAACATTATAATATTTTATTTTAACTTTTTGATTATTTTTATATCTATAAATAAAATCATTTAAATTAAATTTATTTCCTTTAAAACTAATTTCTCCATAATCATTTAATACATAATTATCAAATTCAATTAATACATCATGTTTTCTTAAACCAGATTTATATAAAGGTGAATGTTCACTTATCTTAGTTATTAAAACCCCCTCTTTAAAAGTGTTATTATAATATTTTTTTATTAAATCATCTGTTACTTTAAATCTTACTAACAAATTAACTTTATTTATTATTTTTTTATTAAAATAATCATCTTTCATTATCATAAATAATTTTATTGGAACAGCATAACCTATATTATTTGCAAGTATTGATTTTATTTTTTTAGCATTGACTCCAACTACTTTATTTTCTTTCATTAAAGGTCCTCCTGAATTACCTTCATTAATTGCTGCATCCGTTTGTAAAAAATACTTTTCATATCCACTTAAAATACCATTGCTTATTTTTACTCTCTCTTGACCTAAAGGATAACCTACTGCTGATAGCATATCTCCTTGTACTAAATCATCTGAATCAAAAAAATCTAAATAATTTCCGTTCTTATAACTAGTTTTTAATAATGCTAAATCGTAATCATCATTTACACAAATAATTGACGCCTCATATTTTTTTTTCCCTTTCGATGGAATAGTTATTTCTATATTTACTGTATTTTTAATCACATGACAACATGTTAATATATATCCACTACCTTTTTCTAAAATGAAAAAACCTGTTCCAACACTTTGATTTTGTTCAGGAGTTTTATATGGATCTATAAAATCATAAACTAAATTTGTAGATTCTATCTTTATTATAGAATCTTTAATATCATCAGTTAAATTTTTCATATATATATAAAATAATATTTTAAAATTATTTAAGTATAATTTATTTAATATTAAATATGTCCTCAAGTGAATCTGATTATTCCGTTTCTAGTGATGAAGAATATTGTGGAGACAATGGAGAAGAATTTAGAGAAGAAATATTAAATTCTAAATACGCACTAATTGAAAGAATTGGTTATGGTTCTTACTCTTCAGTATGGTTAGCATACTCAATTCCAGATAATGATTACTATGCTATTAAAATTCAAAATTGTGAAGATTATGATGAAGGAGTTTTTGAATTAAGAATTTTACGTAAAATTAAAGAACTAAAAAATAAATATATGATTAATATTATTGATGGTTTTGAAATAATAAAAAAAGATAAAATATTTAAACAAATCAAAAAAAGGAATAAAAGTTATAATAAAAAAGTTATTGAATGTAGAAGACATATTTGTATGGTATTACCTTTAATGGCAGGATCTGTTTATTCATTAATAAGAAAGGGTTCATTTGAAAATGGATTAAATGAAGAATTATTACTAAAATCAATTAAAACTATTCTTTATTCAATTAAAGATTTACATACAAAATTAAATATATGTCATACTGATTTAAAACCAGAAAATATACTCATATCTGGGAAATCAAAATATGTTGAAGAATTAATTCAAGAATATAATAAATATAATTTTAAGAATTTATTTAAATTAAATTATGATAAACAACTTAAATTAAAAGAATGGAACTCTGATAGCTCTAATTATAAAAAAAAAATTACTAAATTAAAATCTGATATTCTGAAATATTGTCATAAAAATATTTTAAAAAATATGGATCATATTATTGATAATCAATCTTCTGAATATCAATCAGTAGATGATACTACCAATACATCAGATTCAGATTCAACACAATCTAATGATAAAAATATAAACGATATTGATTATAAATATATTGAAAATTGTAAAATATTACTAACTGATTTTGGATCAAATATGAAAATATGTGATTTAGATAATGATGAAATTCAAACACGATACTATAGAGCTCCAGAAGTTATACTAGGATTAAAATATAATGAAAAAATAGATATTTGGTCAATTGGATGTATGATTTATGAATTGTATACAGGTGAAATTTTATTTGATCCAGATAAAGATAAAGATTTTAGTAGAGATTTTCATCACTTATTTTTAATAGAAGAAATATGTGGAGAATTTCCAAAACAAATGATAAAAAAATCGCCTAGAAATAAAGAATTTTTTAAAAATTATAAACTTAATTGCAAAAAAAAAAATAATTTAATTAATATTGAATCATTAATTAAAAAAGATAATAAATTATCAAAATTAATTATTAAAATACTTAATTCTTGTTTAAAAATTGATCCTACTTCAAGAAGTAGTATAAATGATTTAATTACTATTATTGATTCATATTAATTTATATTATTACATTAATGCTATTATTACATAATTTTATTACAAATTTAATAATTTTTAATCATTAAATTCGTCAAAAGATACAGGATGAGGGAAACGCATAGTTTCTCCTGTTATATATGTATTTGATTTTTTATTATCATAATATGATGTATTATTATAATATACCTTATTAGTTTTTCTACTATTTTCTTTTTTCAAATTTATTATTTTTCTAGATAATATGTTATATATTTTGTAATATTTAGTGTTATTTATCTCTTCGTTATTATTTATAAAATTCTTATATTCTTTTAACTTAGATAAATTATTTTCACTATCTATTTTTTTGAATATTCCTAAATAATTATTTTGAATGCATTTTAGAAAATCTGAAAAACTATTGAACATCATAAATTATAACAACTTGATTAAAATTTAATAATATATTCTGAAATTTTTTTTTTCAATTTTTTTCTATTATTAACTCTCTCCCTTTTACACTTTTTTTATATCCTTCTAACTTAATTAAATTAAGGTGAACCATATCATGACATTTATTACATAAAACTATTAAATTTGATAAATGATTCTTATGAATATGAGACTTTTCTTCATTTAATATAAATCCATTTTTATCTGTATTTTTTTGAAATTCTATATGATGAGTTTCTAAATTAACTTTACAATTACATACTTCACATTTCTCTACTATTAAATTACTATTGTACCTAGATAACTTAAATTTATAATTTTCTAATTCATTCTTCACATCTAAAGATATTTCATTAAATAATTTATCCTTTATCAAATACTTCGCAAAATCTAAACCATACTCCTCCTTCCCATTTCCATTTAATATTTGTCTGTCAAATACTATATTGTCATTATCATATTTTACACTTATATGATACACACCCATTTTACTTAACTTCTTCACACTATCTAATTTTATCAATTCATGCAAATGTGTAGCCGATATAAATGAAGTATTACTTCCCATTAACATTAAAATCATTGTTGCAACTATTATTAACGCTGATTTGTTTTCCGTACCATTACACACCTCATCCGCTAATACTAATGTATTCTTTCCACTTCTTTTTAACACAGCCTTTAACTCTACTAACTCTAACGCAAACGATGAATAACCCTTATACAAATTATCTGTATTCACAATCCTCGTAAATAACGAACTATAAGGACTAAAATTAAACTTCTCACACGGCACATAATAACCTATTTGACTTAATATTACTGATAAACCAACAGCTTTCATTAAACTTGACTTGCCCGCCGCATTTAATCCATACAATAATATACCATACTCATTATCATCTAAACTTATATCATGAGGCACATACTCATAATTAATTAATTTCTCTATTATCGGATGTCTTAATTTCTTTGCTACTACAAATGATTTCTCTTTTTTCACAATATCAGGCTTGCTAAATTTATTCCTCTCCGCACAAAGTTTTCCACTATTTAAAAAATCGATTTCTGATACAATCTTATTTAACTCATCTAATAATTTTATATTATCTTTATATAAGTTCTTTATCGTATCAATATATTTACTCTTTATCTTTGGTTTTAACTTATCTGATAATATTACTATCTTATTACTTATCTCATCCATGTTCTCAAATGATAACTTTGTTGAACTACTCTGATTCTTAAACTTAATACTATCCTTACTAATACTTACCCCATTTAAATTTATCTTATCTAACTTCTTTAACTTATCCTTTACTATTAACGACCTCTTTGTTGTTAATAATAAATGATACTTGTCATTCTCATTATAATTTAACGCTACTAATAACTTATCTTCCTGCTTATTAAAATAATCTTTTTTCTTCACCTCTATTAAATTATCAAAATATAACCTTATACTTTCTAATTCATCCATCTTATCATTTATCTCCTTCTGTAATGAATCTATTTCCTTACTATAACCAAATTTAAAAAATGATCCACTTATGTCATTCAAATTATACTTTCCAATCTCATCCAAATTAAATATCTTATTATAATTCTTCACAAACTTACCTAAACTACTAAATACTTCCTTACTAAACAAATCATCTATTTTAATCTTCTTTAATTTATTATATAAACTAGAAATTTCTTTATACGAATCATCCAAATAAATAAACTCCGATGGATTTAATGTACCTAATGATAACTTTCGATGTAACCTCTCTATATCATGAATATTACTTAACTCCTTCTTTAAATCAACCTTACTTTTTAACAAACACTCAATCTTACTATACCTATCCTCCAATATTTTAATATTATTAATCGGATTACTTAAATTGAAACTTAATAACCTCCTTCCCATACCAGTTTTTGTAAAATTAATTATATCAAATAAACACGTAGAATCGTCCTCACTGTTTTTAAATACATTTAACTGCTTCAATGCATTATTACCCAAATGTAAGTAATTACAATTTTCATAAAATTTTGGATGTTTTAAGTTATCTAATAAATAAGCATTATGATTCTTTGTGTACTCTAATATTAATATATAAGATACCCTCGCATACTCAAGTTTCTCTAAATTAAATTCTTCTATCGGAGTTATTAACGACTCAATCTTAAATATATCATTCAATATCTTGTTCTGATTATTTATATTAAATAACTCACTCTTCTCTAAATTATACATTAAATAATTCTTCCCCCTTAACTCTAAATATAATGTTAGACTATCCTCATTGTAATTCACTAAATTCTTATAATTAATTATTATCTCACTCGGATTAAAATTATTTATAAACTTTAATACCTCATCCAATGAATACTTGTCATCCCCTAAACTTCCATACGTCTCGTAAATTATACTCGTTCCTACTGTTAAATCTATTAACGATAATCCTACACATAATATATAATTATTTAACTCCTGCTTCACCTCCTCCATATAAATTGATAACATATAACGCGACTTGGTATTATCTATATCATCCACATACGTTCCAGGAGAATAAACCGCTGTTATCGCTCTCTTTGGATTAGGCGGCTCTGTTACCTGATCCACCTTTATCACATGATATCCATTGTCCACTAACTTTTTCACAAACTTCGATGTCGCTACTATCGGAAATCCTAACATATACGGATTATCCTCATCCACCTTCGCTATCTTCTTATTCTTCTTCGAAACTATAGTATTTAATAATTGACTTAATTTTTTTAAATTATATCCTCTAGTTTCAGTAGAATAAGCTTCGTGAAAACTACCTACTTGCATTAAAACAATTGTTTTTTTATTGTTATAAATTTTAGCATATTTCTCTTGTAATAGAAGATATTCTTCAATTAATTTTTTTTTAAACTTAAGTATCTCATACATAAAATAATATTTAATTAATTCCTTATATGTTTATATTTTTTTTCTTAAATATAAATAAATATGTTAATAAATAATATTAATTTCAGTGATTATCTAAATAATGATGAAGAAGAAAATACTTGTGAGAGTGTAGCACAGCAAACTTCAGATTGTGTAGCCCAACAGCAAACTTCAGTTTGTGAAACTAACAATATAATCCAAGATAACTTTTGTTTATTGGATGATATTAATTATCATTCTAATAATATAAAAAATGAATTATTAGAAAATAAAATTAAGGTACTAAATTTAATAAGCGATACTTTCAAAAAACTAGGTCAAAGTATCGAGTATTATAAATATTATCTGAATGATATTAAACAATTAAAATTTTTTGATGATAATATTCTATCTATGATTAATTCTAATAACTCTAACTTATATAATATGATCCTTATTCAAAAAAATAATATTGATGAAATTCAAAATCTAAAATATATTCTATTTAATGATATTATTATTTACCATTTTCATGAAATTAATATTACTCTTGATGAAATTAAATTAATAATTACTATTAAACAAAATAATGATAGTTTTACATTCAACTTTCCAAATTTAATAATTGTTGATAATGATATTATTGAAACAATTGATAACCTAATTTTAGAATCTGTTAATCTTTACGATTACTTTAACTCACAGTATAATAAAATTTCTAGTCTTATAAATTACCTTAAAATTAATTTACATTAATATATATATGTCAAATAAAGAATATGAAGTTAGAATTACTAATATTGATACTACTGAATTTAGAAAAAAATTAAAAAAATTTGGTGCTAAATTAGATAATCCTAAAAGATTAATGCCTTCTGTAGTATTTACTCATCCTAGAAATAAAAAAGATAGTTATGTTCGTATTAGAGACGAAGGGAAAAAAATTACAATGACTAGCAAAAGTAATTTAAAAGATAAATTTCTCACTGAATATGAAGTTGAAATAGATGATTTTCAAAGTGGTTTTGATTTACTTATTTCACTAGGTTGTAAAGTAAGGTATTATGGTGAGAAAATTCGTGAAACTTGGAAACTTCCTGGATGTAAAGAAATTGTGTTTGATTCATATCCGGGTTTGAAAGAATATATAGAAATTGAATGTAATTCTGAAAAAATATTAAATTCAACCATGAAAAAATTAGATGTCAAACCGGATGGTTCTGATATAACTATTGATGGTATGTTTCTTAATCAATATGGTATTAAGAAAGATAGAAAGAAGTCAGAAAAATTTACATTTAAGGATGCAAAAAAGAATTTATCTAAATTTATTACAAAAAATAAATCTACTTTTAACAAAATTATTAAAGAACAATTAGATTTTTTAAATAAAAAATAATTATATGATCGAAGTATCTATTATAGTACCTACTAAAAATCGACCACAATTCTTATCAAATATTTTAAGAAATTTCTTTAGACAAGATTATCCTTTACAAAATATGGAACTTATCATAGGTGATGATGGTGATTGCTTAATGGAGAAATTAATTCCTATTAAAAATAATATTAAATACTACAAATTTAATAATATTACTTTAGGCCAAAAAAGAAATGAATTATGTGAACTAGCTTCTGGAAATTATATTATTTTTATGGATGATGATGACTTTTATCCAACCGATAAAGTGTCACATTATGTTGATTTATTACAAAATTCAGATAAGCTATTGGCTGGTTCGTCTATTATGTACGTTTATTTTACAAAATTAAATGAAATTCTTAAATTCGGTCCCTTTGGTAGGAATCATTGTTCTTGTGGTACATTAGCTTTTAAAAAAGAATACTTTAAAAATAATAAATTTCCGGATGTAAATAAGGCTGAAGAAAAGATATTTTTGAATAATTTTACTATAGATATGATTCAAACTGACCCTAAAAAATCAATTTTAGTTATGGCTCATAGTAATAATACTGTTGACAAATATAAGCATATTCATAAAGGTGTAAAAACAA